GTCCATATCAAGGGAGGTCCCTAGCCCAATAGCTAATTTGGTTACGTCAGAAATCTTATCAGCCGTTACTCCTAAGTTCATTCCGGCTCGCATAATACCTAGAATAAACTCATCACCAAATATAGTTACCTTCTGCATCGCACTTGCAGTCATGCGAAGTTTCTTGCCATATTCTTCTACGCTCTGGCCTGTATGCTTAAGAGTAGAGTCCAAAAGCATCTCAGCCCGTTCTTGAACCATAGCAGCTTTAGCGAATCGCCAGGCTGCGTAAGTTACTGCTGCAAAAGCCGCTGCAATTCCTATTGCCATACGCTTAGCGGTACGAAGAACATTACCGAGATTTTTTTTAACCATCGATAATGCACCTCGGAGCTTGCCAGTCCGAGCGGTTATATCTACATAGGCTTCGGCTAATTTCATATCATACCCTTTTGCTTACGAAACTCCTCAACCTGTTGGCAGACTTCGGAAAAGGGGATTCCCTTCGGTTTGTTCTCCTCGGACATTTCCTGAAGCTGGACAAAGGTCAGTTCGCCGATTTGTTTTGGTGTCCAATGGTATGCCTCGATGAGCGACTTAAAAAGAGCGGGCCAATCTATCGGCTTTTGCTTTTCTTGCGAGGATGATTGGCCCTTTTGTGAGAAGGGCTGCTAAATCCATTGATATCATCGAGTCGCTGTTGAATGTAAGGCAACTGATCTAAAGTAATCTTTTGAGCTATATCAGATAAGCTAAGGTCGGGCTGCTCTCTTCGCAGGCCTAGCCATACGACAAAGCATATACCTTCAATGCTGGTCATATAATCCCAGAAGTCCCGACTCCTACTCTCTGTAGCTTCTTTCTGGGCAGTTTCCAACATCTTAGCTTGTAATTCAGGTGATACACTTTCAAGATTTCGCACCGCTCGACGGATAGGCTCATCACCCGCATATCGCTCAAACTCTGCAAAGTCGTCAATACTCAGCGGGCGCATACGGTAGGTGTTATCGCCTAACTTAATTTCAGCAGCCGCGCCCGCCATGTCTGGTAGGTTCGTCATAACAGTCTCCTTATATTAGATGCTACCAAGTACCTATATTCGTCAAATCCCAAGGACCCGTGGCGGTGAAAGATATCGAATACGTAACTTGTCCATCAACCGGCACCGTATAGGTTGCACTGTTGACCAAGGCTGAAGCTATCTCAATATATCCGTTTGACCCTTCAAGATAGAGCAACAGAGTTCCAATATCTGTACCAGCAGTTACAACTGGGGCGGTTGTTAAATCAACAGATGCGTCCCAGTTCAAGTCCACTGTGCCCGTCAAACCTTTCAACCCGACCACGAAAGTCTTTAGACCCGCAGACCCGCTATGAGAAGTCTCGGACAGGTCTGCCGTTTCTTCAACAGTCCAATTTGTTACATTCAGATCAGTACCGTTGACAGATACTTTACCAGTCTTACCCGTAAAATAAGCCATTAGTTATACTCCTTATGCAGATGTGCCAATAATAACAATATCGTATTCGATACTCTCGCCGCTTGTGCTTGATGATATTCGCAAAATATCAGAGGCACCATCAGCTACGGCAACCCCAGCAAGTGAGGGGTCCCACCAGAAGAAAATACCATTCGGGCCAAGGTGGATTAAATCTGTAGCTGGTGTGCCAAATATATTAACTCCGTTAGCCACCGCGCCAATCTCAAGATAATGCCCAACGTCTGTTTCTTTGTTGTGGATTAGCAGCCCTTTTAGCTTGACCATTGTAATAGCCGTACCCCAGGGATCGTCGCAAGTGCCGGAAGTATGCAAGTCCAAATCATCATCGGCATTATTAACGGTGCGGATATCATGCCAGACGACATCAGCCTCATCTATCACCGTCCCGTCAGTAAGCGAATCGTTGATATTGAGAAGCATATTATCAACAACCGAGCGCGAACCGGGCGAGGGTGTGTCCAAATCCGTTCTGGTTAGTGCAGTCCGTAACGATAAGGATAGCGAGACTGCTAGTGTATCTGTAGCCATGGTTTATACCTCCTTTAGGTTATACGCAGCCAATAATCATAATATCAATAGTTGGATCGCCAGCACCGGCTACGATCTCGATTTCGTCCTTTACGCCAGCAGCCGGAGTTGGGCAGTCGGCTACTGCACCGGGGGACCAGAGAAATAAGACACCTTCGGGATGCACCCTAATCTCGTCAGTATTACCACTGATATATCCAATTGACTGCACGCTGGTACTGCCAAATACATCAATATATTCGCCTGTAGTTGTAGAGCGGTTATGGATAAGCAGACCCTTGATAATATCCATACTAAGAGTATTACCAACACATCTATTGTGTACGGACTACCTCCCGATAGTGTATCAGAATATACAACCTCGGCCTGCCCGGACCCTTCGCCATTTGCCAACGTATCAGTAACACTTTTGGTTAGCACGAGAGTAGGGACAGATAAATCATCACCCGCCGTCTTAGCTTTATACGTAGCCGAGAGCGATAATTTCAAAGTTGCTGCTAGTGAAGTTGCCATAATAAATTACTCCTATTCAAGGACTCTATGTATCTGTATTACGTAATCAATTCTGGTATGCCAGATATTGTTATCTTCCCTTGTAGTCTCACCAGCTTCAGGTAAGCACATCATTACTGATGTTTCAGCCGTATCTATCGGTATCTTTACAGCATCGAACCTAGCCCTCAAAGCCGCCCGCGCCGTCTCACCCGTGGCTTGAGTAGTACTAAAGATACTGAACTGTACGGCGTGTGTGTCGATGTAAGGCTCGCCGCTGGTAAACTCGAAGCTATTACCAAGATCAACCAGAACCGCATACGGTCTAGCTATTGGCCTGCCGTCTGCATTTTTCGGCGGTGCTTGTATGAGCCAGAGCCCGCCGGGAATCGCCGCTGAGAGAATAGTATCATCGGCGAACCAATCTTGTATTGCCTCGAATAGGTCCATTACTTTATCTTTCCTGTCAATATCTTCTTTATTTGCTTTCGATTCTTATTCACCGCTGGCCTTAGATATGGTCGGGCCGCCATTTGGCTAGTTCCGACCTCTAAGAACTTCCCATATTTTACATTTGTCCCAACTCGCGCATTACTTGCAGTTACCTCATGTGTTATACTTCTACCTAGCGTCCCGGTTCGTTTCCGGGGCGGCTGGCCTGGCTTACTTGCAGCAGTGTCTGGATGAGTTTTTGTCGGACCTGCTACATTCAAAGACTCCTTCACCTTACGCACCACGAATAGAGCGGCTTTAGTGAGATTCTTTTGCATCCCAGCCGCTATCTTGGACTGCACTGCCTTACCATGCCATATTATCCCACTTGCCATTTACAATATCTCCACACAGTCAATCGTTGATAATCTGCCCTGCTCGTCTATATCACGCACACCAAGTATCTCAAAAGTCCTGGTCCCATATACAATCCTATCCGGTTCCTGTATGCCCGCTGGTTCGCAATATACTTTTATACCTACGTCCGTAGCCTCTCGACCTAGTTTGACTAGCTCAGCAGCAGTAAGCGGCTGTATGCGGGCTTTGATAACCTTCCAGGCTGCGAAAGATTCCTCATACGCTCCGGCATCAGATACAGTTATGTCAAGCCGCTGGACGATAATCGTTTTATCACACAGACTAGCTATACTCATTTAGCCTCCAGGTTTATTTACCAAGGCCATAATCAACGCAGCAATCACACCTGACATTGCCGAGACCATCACAGTAACCGCCCAGCCCGGACGTTTAAGAGCGACTTCGATAGTCTTACGAAGGTCAATAAAATCTCTGCGGAAAGCCATTAGGTTATCTTCCAGGCCATTTATCCTCGCTTCGTTGCTGGCTCCTTTCGCACATTCCCCATTAATCATATTGCTATCCTTTTGTATGATTCCAAACTCTTAGCTAATTCATCACGAGTATTATTATTACCCTTAGAAGACCATGCATAATCGCCTAGCTTTTCAGACTGTAAAGCTGGGTCTCGTCTAGTTCCGAAATAATAATAAGCAATTAATTTCAGGCAGGCTTGTTCTACATCATACGGGATAGTCGAGTAACCGCCGGTATATTCAATATATATGTTCTGCGTTCCTCTCGCAAAACCGCCTGAGTATTGAAGCCTACCTGAAGATTCATCCCACAAAAAGTCATTTAAAGCTTGTTCAGGATGCGGTAAATAAGCATATTGATTAAGGCAATATAATGCCGGGGTCTCTGCTAAATCAGCAGTTAGATAATCGCCATAGCTAAGGTCCAGAGCGGTCCATCCGCTGCCTATAGCATCTATTGCCGTTGCCAAATCCGTAATGGTTGTATAGGTGCTAAATGATAAAGTATTGGTTGTGCTGCCGCTACTATCTACATGGACGAGAATAAGGGACGCACTGGTAATCCTGGCACTTGACCAAGTCATAGACGTTGAATTACACTGTACGCCCAAGGCATTAAACCTACCCACAGATACCCTCGACACTGCTGTTACCGGGTAGTGGTCCAGATAAATAATCTGTTCGCCATTGCCATCAAACCATTTAGCGTAACTGCCTGAGTTGAAATAACGATTGCAGATTGTCTCTATTTCTGCTGAGGCCCGGTCGATAATATTACTTATGAGCGTATCGTCATCATCACCAGCCCGAAGATATTCTTTAGCTGTTGCCAAAGATGTAAGATCATGGCTTATGCCTGCTATTGGTGCTCCTACGCCATCCCAAACCATCAGCTCGTTACCTCCGCATCTGGGTTATCGAATGTATAACCTGCAAGCTCACGCCATAAATACACAGGTGTCCCAGCAGCTAAATCGTGATAGTATTTTACCTGTCCTGCTGCATTGGTATATCCAGCCCAAATGATATTCGCACCCCCAAGGTCGCTGCTAACCCACACATGCACACCATCGATAGGTAAGCCAGTTGATGAGTCTGTAACTATATAAGTTTCTTCTGTACCGCCGGAGCCAGCACCAAGTACATCTAGTTGATCTGATAATGTTTCGAGCGTATCACTATCTGCACCAATTACGTCTGTAAGAATATAGCTCTTTAGGTCTGCCTCCATTGTATCCGTATCGCCTAGAATTGCGGCAGCGTCAGTCTCGATGTTATTTATTGCATCTGTTTTGTGGAAGTTTCTAATTGAGGTATCGGTACCAGCATCAGTCATTGCTCCACAACCTTCTGAGTCGGCACAACTAAACATCATCGTATCGGTAGCACCAGCGTCAATTTGAAAACTAGCACCTGCATTGTTTATACTAACACAATCTTTTAATACTGTTCTATCGGCATGTGATTTGATATTATAACCAAGAGCCGCCGCAACGGTTGTCATTGCTGTGCAATTTTCGAGAATATCCGATTGCCCGTCAATTTCAAATCCAGCGCCTGATGCATCATAACCTCTTGCTTTGCAATTTTTCATCAAAACGCGATTAGCGCCACTTGCTACTTGAAATCCCCCATCTCCACCAGCATAACTCTCGCAATTGACTAAAAACCCTCGATGAACCGCTGCAAAAACAAAGCCCCAATATCCATTATTTGGAGTTGCAAAAATATCCGTAACCTTACAATCATTTGCATTGATAGTTACACAATTAGCAGCAGCCGCATCGATAATTACTCCATATTCTCCAATTAATTCTAACCCGGTTTTATTTAACACAACCGCTTCGGTATAGGTGCCGGTAGAAACTTCAATCTTATCTCCGGCAGATGCCGCTGCTATAGCTGCTGGAATACTCTGAAAGGCTTCGTGGACCGTAATACCTGAATTAGTATCATCACCATTAGTTCTATCAACATACCAAATATGACCTACGTATCTTACAGTATGCCGAGATACATCATGTCCTTCGCCGCTACCCCAAACAGCGTTTGAAATAGTTTCACTTGATATTGCACTGCCCTTATAGGCTGCCGTTACCACTATATAATCAAGAAACAATTCATCATCGGCTGTATTTGCATCTGCTAAGAATCGTATCCTCATATTCCCCGTAGCAGGGTCTGTGTATGCAGTCGATAAAGCAAAATCGTAATCTTTATCACTTCCCCTATCTCGCATTTCCGTATGGATACTGCCAGTACTTAATTTATCAAAGGAAGAAGATGTGTAGTTATAAGCATAAATCTCAACTTTATTGGAACCAACCGCATTAAAATATCCGTTGATATGTAACTGCGTTCCTATTCTGCTTGTGCCGATTGCAAATAATACTTCAACATCAATTCCCGTATCTCCAGGCTGAACATTCTTGATATCAAAATGTGTGCCGTTATCTGTATGAGTATCATTAAAATCTGTTGCACCTTGAGCCGTACCATCGTTTATAGTCTCACCACTTGCAACTTCCAGCGAATCGGACACTGCTGTTATCTCGTCTCTCATTGCCTCTAGCGAATCTGTAGCATGATCAAAGTCTGAAGTATCGCCGTCGGTCTTAGTCATTATATTTGCCAACACTGTATCATCTACAACCTCGGCCATTATGTCCCTATCGGCTACAGGCTGGAACATTAGGTGGTCGAGATTTATATCAGTTAAAGCGGTGGCAACATCTGCAGGTGTTGCCGCTACTCCAGCAGCT